CACCATGTTTACATTATTCTCCAAACTCTTAGTTTGGCTCTTAACCGGAGTCATCATTGTACTTGAAACAATCGTCAAGTTCTGCAACAATGCTAAGGGGTTCCTAGTTGTTTACAGTGAGTTAGTCACTGAATGGGAAATTGATGTGGTTATTCCTACCATCCAATCTTGGAAGCTAGGGACTATTGATAACCATGAAGATCCTAACATTAATATGTTAGCCGGAAGTGTCCAGCGGTGTGTTAACAAAATTGGGTGGAAGCCCAAGAGTGCACCCGCTGAAGAGGCCGTTGGGCGGATACTTAGGGAAGATCTGGGAGAAGCTGGTATGGAAGAGTGTGATATTATGTTCTATCACATGTTAGGCCTTCGATTGTATTTCAACCCACCTGCATGCGTCGAAGCTTGCAGAGTGGAAGTTGAGGGTTTTCACTAAGGGGTTTAGTCAAGCTTGAGGGTGTGGATACACGCGTTGATTTTGCTGATCAACTCCACCCCAACCTCAAGCTTGGCCTCACGTCTCGACCCCGAGACCCTCAAAGGTGGGCATTTGCAGTTGATGCCCCCCGACCTTATAATGGATTCTCCGTGCATAATAATTCTTTGAAGAATTTATTACGCGGATTGAATGAACGAGTGTTTTACACTGATAACTGTATGACTGAACCCGTTCAACCCAGTGATGGAGCATTTACTCACAATTTGGCCACGTTTATGGACGACATGCGTAGTTTTAAGATACACGCATGGACACTTGAGCAAGTTCGTGACTCTTACACAGGGTCACAATTGTCGCGCTACACGAGAGCTTATGATAGTCTCTTGGTGCAGCCATTGTCCAAGCGTGATTATAAAGTGTCAACTTTTGTCAAATGTGAAAAGATCAACTTTAGTAAGAAGTGTGATCCCGCCCCACGAGTGATACAACCTAGAGATCCACGATTTGGACTTACCTTAGCGAAATATATTAAACCACTTGAACCGTTACTTTATAGAGCACTTGGAAAGTTGTATAAATTTCCATGTGTAGCAAAGGGATTCGATGTCTACCAGACTGGTGACATAATGAAATCCAAGTGGAATTTATTTAAAAATCCATGTGCTATTGGCATGGATGCGTCCAGATTTGATCAACATTGTAGTGTGGATGCCCTTAAATGGACACACTCCGTGTATAAGCGATTTAATAACTCACCAGAATTTAGTAAGCTCCTTGACGCCATGCTCTATAATAAAGGACATGGTAGTTGTAAGGACGGCTTTGTGCGTTATGAGGTTGCTGGTAGACGCATGTCTGGAGACATGGATACCGCCCTAGGTAATTGTATACTCATGGTAGCCATGACTTATTCCCTTTGTAAAGAGATGGGAATTGAACACGAAGTTATGGATAATGGAGATGACTTGTGTATTATATTGGAACAAGGAAATGCTGACCGTTTTAAGGCAGCGGTTCCTGCTTGGTTTCAATCCTTAGGTTTCAACATGAAAGTTGAACAAACTGTCTACGAACTTGAACACATTGAATTTTGTCAAATGCATCCTGTATTTGATGGTAGCAAGTGGCGGATGGTTCGTAACATCGTTTCTTTAGCTAAGGATTTAGTTTGCACTACCAATCAACAACAAGTTGACAAGTGGTTGCAAGCCATTGGGCAAGGTGGTATGTCATTATGTACCGGTTTACCCGTATACCAAGAATTTTACACATGGTTGAGTAACTTTGGTGGACAGAAAAACCACACAAAGAAATGGACTCTCTTCACAAGTTCCGGATTTGCCAGGTTGTCTAATTTTAATAACATTAGAACGTATCAACCTGTGACCGTAGAAGCTCGTGAAAGTTTTGACAAGGCATTTGGCATTAATTTTAGCCAACAGTTATCATTAGAGATGGTTTATAAGAATTTGAGTAAGGGCCCACTCGAAATTTCAACCACTCAATTTAATTGCCTTACAGAGTTCAACCAAAACTCATCACTCCTGTTTTAACAGCTCCCTAAATCACTCACAGCATTTTAAATTCGTCATTGTATGGCAGCGTTAGCACCTGCAGCCGTAATAGCCGCCCTTGTTGCCAAAGCAATTTCTGCTTACCAATTGAATCAATCTACAAGTTCTCGATCACGTTACAGACAAGCTGTATCTGACGCTTGGAACACCCGTAAACCACCACAAATTGAAAGGCCAAGATTTCGTGATCCTAATAGCGTTCCAACAATTGGCCCATCTCCTGTCAAGATTCTTGAAAGGATGACTAATGGTGGGAGTACATCCCGTATTCGTCGCACACGTCCTGTCCCATTCTCATCGGCACATCGTACAATTAGAGAGTCTATGGCTGCTGGAGCAATAACACGTAATTTTCCCTCTAGATCATTAAGCTCTAGTGAGGGATTAATCTTGTCACATTGCGAACCACTTTTAGCCCCAGGGTTGAATGCCGCCGGAGCGTTAGCCTACTCTACTAATGCCATTATTCCTCCAATATTTCCTTATTTGATTGGAATTGCCCAAAATTTTTCTAAGTACAGGTGGCTGAAACTCCACTTCTACTATGTACCGGCATGTCCAACATCCACACTTGGAGAGATTGCCATGTCTAATTTTTATGATTGGCAAGACGCTAGTGCAGCCACATTTATACAAACAGCCCAAATGAAAAACGGAGTCTCCTTTCCACCTTGGGGAGGAGGTGAAGAGTATGGTGCTAATGCAGTTACTATTGATGTTGATTGTAAAGACTTTGATAAAGCTAGGTATCTTTACATTCAAGTTGCTGCTTTTAATGCATTGTCTACATCTGATAGAAATAACTATGCTCCCGTTAATTTAGCGTTCGCCACACAAGGCTCGACTGCTGCTGTTTCTCTCGCTGGACGTATTTGGTGTTCCTATACGATTCAAATGTTAGATCCAATTCCAACTGGGCTTAATGCTTAGTTGTTACAACAAGGTTAGCAGGTCCATACCACTAGGACTTTAAATAAAGATGTGGAACTTCGGGATAGTCACCCGTACAGTTTTATGAGGTAAAACTTTTTAGAAAGAAGTTGAATCCATATGAATATAACAGTTAATGGCCTATTAGTCAGGGGTCTTTTCCATATTTAAGGCTGGTTACCTTAAATCACATTCACACAGAACACAATCGTGTGAGGGTGGAAATTATCTAATAGGAGACACTGTTAACTTTGGATAAGTTGAATTTCTAATCTAAGTGTCACTCATAAATTATATCTGTAACTCGGTCATTAGTTTGATCGGTTGTTAAAGACTCTACCATATACAGAGACGTTGCCTATCGAATGGCGTTAAACTACCAGGGC